TTTTTGGCAGCTGGTTTTGAACCGGCAAATTTCTTAGCATTCTTGGACGAAGCAACTTTACCAATTACATTGCCAGCACCCGCAATGGGGACGCCAAACTCTGGAAAGCCAAGGAGCGAAACACCACCACCAATCACATCAGCGATGAAAGGAACTTTTTGAGCTAAGAATCTGCGAGCATCTTCTAAATGAACAGCATTACACTGAACCATAGGGAGACGTCTTATAGCATTCAATGAACCCATAAGTTCAAATTGATCATATTTTGACATGACTGGATTAAGTTGTTTCTTGTGACATTGAATTTCGTAAAGAGCAACAACTTTCATAATCATAGTCCGAGAATCGGGAAGGTCGACGTCAATGACGGCACAATTGTCATCAAAGAAATCACGACGCAATCCGTCTGTCTTTTCTTCATATTTTCTGAAGTTGAAGGAAGATTCATCTTTTGGACGATATTTCCAAGTGGCGCCATCAACAGCTTGACCATTATAATAGCCAAACTTGTTAGCGAGTGCACCACGTGCATATTCTTCATGTTCCACGGGATTGTTACTGTCGAAAACGGGAGCACCATAAACAACACCATTAGCCAACTGTGAGTCAGCCCACTCCAACCAAGCCATCATAGCAACTGGACGATATTGACACTTGCCATTAACAAGATATGGTTCAACTTGATTGATCCAATCTGTGGAAGGAGTCATATTGTGAGCAACGCTCAAAATTGCAGAAATAGCTTCGATAGAAGTGTTGCTTACTACTGCCTCAATGCCGACTTCAGCAATGTAGTCTGTATTAGCAGGCAGAGTCACAGTAAAGTTGGTAATAGTGTGTGCAGTGGCAGCTCCAGCAGTGCCTGTAGTTTTGACCCAATTAGTACCATCGCTGGTAATAGCATAAGCTTGAAATTGACCAGCAGTAGCATCAGTCGATTTAAGTCGAACTGTAGCAACTGCAGTGGCCTCAGTACCTACGCAAATAATACCACCAGAGACGGCAGCAGGTTTGTTTGGAAACAAAGTAGAAGGGTCTGCTCTTTCAACAAGTTGCGTGTTGATAATATTCCTTGTGCCATTGGAAAGTCCATGAAAGGGGAGGGAACAACCAGAATTTAAGCTAATATTAGCTTTGGTTGAGTGATGAGCATTCGAATTTCTATCAAAATGCTGATTACCTTCAGTATCTCGATGAACAAGAAAATCTGAATAACCTCCGTTATCACGGGTCAATAGCGGAAAATGTGCTTGGCCTGAGTCGGAAGAAACTAAAGCGTTTCCACCCAACTCAGGAGTGAGAATGATGCGTGCAGATTTACCTGCACTGGAATCGACCAAAGGAAGAGTAAAAGAAGATTCAACCAACACGGGACAAACTGGTACTTCAGTTTTGTCAGGGATAGTTGGAAGAGGTCTGTTTTCTCTCACATGTTTGAAAAGATCAGTTAAAGCAGAACAGTAGTCAGATCGGTTCGGGTCAAATTTTAAAGACATAGAACCGTCTCTCTGTTTCTCGTATTGTAAATATTTCTTTCCCATTGTTTATATTGTTTATTTTATTCCCACCCAACCACCCTCAGTTTGTCAACTAGACCAAGAGTAAAGTTGTCGATAGTGTTCCAACCCATTATGTGGGATAGAACATTCATCGAGAACATCACACACAAAATAAAATTTTGCTGTGTCAGAATTTAAAGCTAAACATGTTAGAATAGAATCAACTTTTTGATAATAGTCTTCTATATTCAAACCATGTCTATACTTCAGTGATCCCAAAAGTTTATCGTCATCCCAATGAAATCCATTTTCGACAAAGCGGACTCCCAAAAAGGTATGTCCTACTATTGAAGTGGATACAGGAGACGACCAGCCTTTAGAAATTTTGCCTAGTCTAGCGGAGAGGGCGATGAATTCCTCTTCTGGTATTTTCAAGTCTGTAGTAAACAGGCTGTCATCACCCAGAAGACAGGTCTTCACCATTTTAGGAAAGTTGTCCGGCGTACATAAGTTAAGTTTCACGCATATGTAACCAATTCTCAACCAATTAACGAGTGCATTATCAATAGAAGTTACGTTACAACCTGAAGGCATTATATCAATAAAATTGACGTAATCTTGCTTGTCAGGTAACCAACAAAGAAAATTTTTCATTTTAGAATAAGCATAACGAACTAATTTGTGATATCTAGGCGGCAACATGGCACACCTGAACTCACAAATTAAGTCACGTAACGGTTCAAAAACAAGAAAATCATTTTTCT